TTCAAGAGGATTTTGGTCCTATCTATGATTATATTGATTTTATGAATAGGACTGATTTAACCAACTCCCCATTCGTAACGAAGGAGCGTATTGATAGGAACTTTGAGAAATACGGCGAAGCCCTAAATACACTACTGGTATATCCCGATATCTTTGTTGATATACTCACCCCTCAAAATAGTTCTTTCTCATTATTCTTTGAACAGCGCATGGTTCTTCGTTCGATGGTGAGAACTCGACAAAGTTTCTTTACTTTTACTCGTTCTTTTAGTAAAAGCTTCTTGGCTTTTTTAAGTCGCTATCTTGTTTGTATGTTTATTCCAAACCATAAAACTTTCGTAACTGCCGGTACTAAGCAACAGGCGGCGATGATCGCTCGCGAAAAGGTAGTAGATGATTTATGAGTTCGCTTTCCTTTCTTAGCAAATGAGATGCGGAAGTTTCGAACGGCAGGCAAACTTAAAAATCCATGGACAGATAGCGGCGACAGTGTGCAGTTTAATTTCCCAAATGGAAGCAAGTTTGACGTTGTCGGCGGCACCATTCGTGGTGGAAGAAGAACGAGCGGTATTTTTGAGGAAGTTATAGAACAGGATCAAGATTATATTAATGAGGTTGTTATACCTCTTTTGAATACTATACGCACTAATCGTAAAGGACAAATCAATCCCTACGAACCGCAAGGAGTTAAGATATTCATAACAACCGCTGGGTATCAAAACACCTATGCCTATGATAAGCTTGTTGAAACTCTTTGTTACTCTCTTATTGACCCTAAAAACTATATAGTTATGGGAGGGTCTTACAAAATTCTTCTTATGCATGGCCGTCTTCTTGAAGAAACTATGCGTGAAATATTAAGTTCTCCATCATGGAAACCAGAGCAAATTGATCGTGAATATCGTTCTATTTGGAGTAGTTCTATAGCGGGAGCTGCATTCAACCCTTCATCTATCGCGAGATTGCGACAAATTAAGAGGGCAGAATACAAAGCTCGGGAAGAAGCTAACGAAGGTTCCATTGGTTCAAGTGGTCAAAAGATTTCTGACTTCTATGTTATCTCGGCGGATATAGCAAAAGATGGATCGGCGAACACCGCTGTTGTAGTTTATCGTGTTAGTTACGGTGAATATAACTGTAACTATCGCTTGGTTTATGCAACGTCCATAGATACCAGCGACTTCGAAGTTGTAGCTAATGTTCTTAAACAAATGGTTCTTGATTATAAAGCGACCATGCTCGTATATGACGCCAACGGTGTTGGGGCAGGTTTACGCGAATGGCTAAATAAACCTACTGTTAATCAAAACGGTGAATTAATGCAGGGGTTAGGCATAGTTAATCCTCCCAACAAAGAAGTTGAGGCTGTATTAATTAAATATCGCGAACCATGGCGCAATATAGTCTATGAGATTAAGAGTGGCGGAGGCAAATCCTCTGATATACATCGCACATTCTTTGCTAAAATGAGTAATGGGTCTGTCCGTCTTTTGGTTAAGAGTAGCGAAGCCCTCGCGGCTTTTAGTAAAAATGCTAATTTCTGTGAAGCAACTCGTCAACGTAAAGAAGCGATTATGCGTCCTTATTACTTTGTTGACCAGTTGGAACTTGAACTTAAAAACTTAGATATTAAAGATACTGTGGATAATGTAATGACAAACATACAGGTTACCCGCAGAAATAAAAATATTCAAAAAGACTTTTTCTCCGCGGCGGAGTATGGTATATACGCCGCCTCCATATGAAAGGAAATGCCCTTTTATAAGGAAAAAGCCAAAAAACGTAAACAAATTGTTGCTTTCTCTACAATCTCTTCTGAGGTAGGTTCTTCTTCTCCTTCAAGAGGAAGAGTGAGAGCGGCTAGTAGCCGCAGGTCTTCTAGAAAACCTAGGCGATAAGGAGGAAATATGTCAAAAAAAGATTTTCTATTCAGTATTAAACGTAAACCACTTGTTTCCTCTTATAATACCTATCAGAAGTCTCTTAACTATTTGAACAGGACTGCATTTAATAGAGGAGCGGTTTTACATGATCTTACTACTTTTACTAATGGTTCACAGCTTGATAAGTATTTCAGATCGCCCGGAACACAAAACCAAGAAGCTTTAATAATTTCGGATAATCTTTACAGTACGAATAGAATATACGCTAGTATACTTGACTATTTAAAAGATATGTATTATTGGCGCTATGTTGTAGTACCAAGAAAAATAAAGAATTTTCAGACTAAAACTTCTAGGAAAGATTATGAAAAAATATATAGAAAGATGTTAGAAGTGGTGGAGGGGCTTTCAATCGAAACAACTTTCCCCACCATCCTTCTGAATATATTTAAAAATGGTCAAGTTTTTCTCTATTGTGACGAAAACAAAACTAGTAAAACAATTACTACTATTTTACTTCCTAATCAATACTGTAGAGCAACAACCTTAACTCAATTTGGAACCCAAGAGATAGACTTCAACTTCAGTTTTTTCGACAATCTCGGTTTAAAAGAGGAAGAGAAAGAAGCAATGTTGGGGCTCTTCCCAAAGGAATTTAAGGAACGTTATAGTCAGTATCGTTCTGATACTACTAAAAAATGACAGCACTTGGATGGAAGGCGTAGCACTTGTTTCAGTATGAACGAAAGTGGTTTTCCGACTTTCCTTAGTGTTTTTTATGATTTAATTGATTATAAAACCTATAAAAATAATGAATTGGACCGTAATACCAATCTTCTTGAGCGCATCGTATCTCAAGAAATAGATATGGAAAAAACAGGATTGGAAATAGATGAAATAAAAGAGCTTCACGATACTATCGCGGATATAGTTTGTGATAACTACGGAACCAGACTAGTTACTACTGTGGGTAAACTTGACATTCTTCCGCTACAAGAGAATGAGGGTATTGAGAACAAAACGCTTTCAAATGCCTTCTCTGCTATCTACGATAACGCGGGCTTTAATAATTCTGTTTTCGTTGGAGAGTCTGCAGAAAGTATCAGCTCTTCAATCACACGAGACTTGAATTATGTGTGGAATTTTATTGAAAAGATTGCTACTTTCTTTAATTTAGTAATTAACAATGTATTTAACTTCCACGACTATCAAGTTTCTTTACGTATGCTACCAATCTCGCCTTACAATGAATTCGAAAAACTAAAACAGTTTAATGCCAATGCCACTCTTGGTGTTGATAAAATTGGTTTCATTGTGGCGTCTGGTATAAAACAAGTTGACTTAGAGTCAACAATTGAATTAGAGGAATTTTTAGGATTAGCCGAAAGACTCAAACCTCTTCAAAGCTCTCATACCCAATCGTCTACGGTAACAGAGTCTGAAGAATCTTCAAAAACAGAAGATGAGGATAAGGATGAGGAAGAACAGTCGGCCGATAAAGTTCCAATTGTTAAAGAATAGAAGACAGGTGGTAATATGAAAATTTATTCAATACCGGCTTATCTTTCTAATTTCTCTACATCAGAAGATAGGAGAACTTATGCTGACTTAAAAGTATTTTATGTAGGCGAAACCTCTGATGGGCGCGTGTTCACCCAAGATTTCGCAGACAAACTTGTTCTTAGTTTACCCTATACTCCTGTTGTTGCTTTCTTCAGTGATTTAAAAGACGACTTCATTGGACATAATGCTACACAATATATTTATGGTATTGTAAGACATGACGCCAATATTCGTTATGAAGAAGATGAAAATGGCACTAAATGGCTTCTTACTTCTGTAATGCTTTATAGTGACCGGTTAGACAACATTGGAGAGGTAGCTAAGAAAATAGTGGGGAAGCAACACTCTCTAGAGATGGACCCAAATAAAACTAAATATAAGATAATTGAAGAGAATGGAAAACGAAAAATAGTTTTTACTGAATCTTCTTTGTTAGGATTAAGTGTATTGGGTGATTCTCAACAGCCTGCTTTCACTGGCTCAGAGTTTTTTGCTATCAATGATTTTACCGATGTTAGAGAACGATTTGAAAACTTCTTTTCTTTTTTACAAAACAAAGACAGAGGTGAACAAATGGAAAGAGAACATTTTCAAAAACTGTCAGAGTTTGTTAAATTAAGTTATACTGAAAAGATGGCTAAAGTAGCTGAAGCTGTACGGACTCAACTTGGAGATAACTATTGTTCTTACCTTGTGGACATGAATGACGAAAAGGCTGTTTTTGTTATTTATAATTGGGAAACAGGCAAAGAGGAATACCACGCTTATGGTTATACTATTACCGAAGAAGAAAATGTTACGCTTACTAGTGATAATAGAGTATACCCAGTGTATTTAACAATGGAAGA